GAGAAAGTCAGCAGCTAGTTGCTGCGTCTGGGATACAATCAGAACACGGAAGTTCGGATTACGGGCTACCTGCCAGGTTACGTAGTCTACGGTGACCGTAATTGACTTTGCGTGGTTTGGCGGAATATTTATCAGTACGCGGTTAGCGGCAAGGCCCGGTTCATATTTCATACTGGGGTGCAGCCACGAAGGTTCACGACCTTCGATTACATCTATCAGATTCTTCTGATGGGCGAAAGTTTGGGAGTGCAAGAACTTCTCGCGGAACTCCACGAAATCAATATCGTGTACGTCGCCACCCTGGAACTGCTTGTCCTTTAGACCTAGGCGGGTTCGATCAATCTTATCCGCGAATATCTTATCGGTGCGGCGGTAATACTCATAAGTCTTAATAGACTTACCAGCCGAGGCAGTAGCTGCCTCAATGGTCATACCTTCTGCGACAGCGCCGAGGATTATTCGCTTGGCGATGTCGGCGGAGTTTTCTGCCACGTATTCCTCCTACAGATTAAAGCCCGATTCATTTAGCGGGCAGAGGGGAATTTAGCGGATCTAATATTTTAGATAGAACTTACCCTACTAAAAGTACCGGACAGTTCGGGCTTAGCGCCCGAAGGAGCCACAGCGAACTGAGGGGTAAGTCAGTACTCGGCCTAGGGGCCTCGTAAGAGGCAGCCACTGTCACCGGACAGGGTCTTTCTTATTAAAGCCCCTTACTGTATATAAGGCAGGAAATATAACGCATTTCCCGTTTCCAAACTGTGTCGTTAGTCACACTGCTATAAGTCCTGCTCAGGCGGTACATCACACGGTTTCACTTTAGCAAATATTTTTTGCTGGGGAGTATAACAACCACGGCGCGGGAATTCAACAACGGGGGGTCTGTCTGCCTAAGTCTCACCGTATTGTGCAGGGTTAGACATTTGGCGCGGTATTGTCTAGGTTGTTGCTAGTAAGTTTGGAGGGGCGGACTCTACTTCTGGCGCCCTATACCCCTAAGCCTTGCCACCGTTTAACATCCAATCCGCCTTGCCTGAGTAGATAGGTGACGGGAACAACCCCGCAAGAATGGAGAACAACCGAATGAATGACCGACCACTACTAGACCGCTTGACCCCAGCAAGCCACCGCGCCCTCTTGCTTTGGTGCGTTTCTTACGCACTCAACCACCGCGACGAGATCACCCCCGACGACATCGAAAGGCTCCGCAAAGGCGACAAAGCACAGCAAAAGACCGCCGAAATCCTGACCCGCTTTGGGTTGGATTTGACCCGCGAGACGGCTCAATAAATACCGGCAACACGCCCGAACGCGTGGGGAGAATTGCCCCCTCTAATGGGGTAGACAACCCCAAACCGTGCTAAAGTTTTCCTAGTGGCTCACCCAACCAAACAGAGCTACGAAAGAGGAAACAAAATGTTAAAGATCGGCGACAAAGTACAAACCAGAGCAATCAATGGCGAAATGTTTTACGGTCAAGTAATCCAATTAGATCGTTTTGGCTTTGCTTATGTAAGTTTTAATGGAATGAGTGAAACAAGAATATCCCTAGCACAGTTAATGATTGGAGAATAAAAGAATGGCTACTTATCACGGCTTAATAAAAGTTAATTGCATACTTTGCGGATACGAAACTAAAGATGATTACGAAATGGAACACCTCAACGATCAGGACGGAACCTGCCCAAAATGCGATAAGCAGTTTTTTAGATGGGAAAACGAAAACGGATCGGTGGTCGTTTCACTAGTTCAGGACATAGACGGATTGCACACATACGACAATTTAGAGATGAGAGGCTAAAAATGAACCAAGAAACAGAAAACGCACTGCGCCAGATGTTCGCCAAGTTGGACGCAATCAAGCCCTTCACTGTTGGAGATATGAAAAAAGCCCTTGAAGGCTTGTCCGACGATACGCAAATTTTGATCGGTGGAGATGGTAAATGTTCTTTTGATTGGGCTAACCTTTCTACCGATTACAACCGACCAGACGAAGAAGGTGAGGAATATCTGGCTCTGACTTTCTACATTAAAGACGATTACGACCCGCGCCAGTTCTAAAGACCGAAACGCCTTCGGGCGTCCGACCGTTACGCGGTCGCTGACGAGGTCAGCCAACAAAAACCAACTAGAAAGAGGCAAGAAATGCTAATCAAGGCAAACGCAGAAAACGACACAAACGGCAACCCGCGTCGCGGTTGGATCCACCTGAGCGCTGAAGGGCGTTTTCTAGGGTTTTATCCCGAAGGATACGACGACGGCGGGGAAATAATGCGAGAACTACGCAAGACGGAACACGAGGCTTATCCGTCAATTAACATCACCCCGAAGGAATACAAGCGCCTGAAAGGTTTGGTGGCTTAAATGAAACTCAACCGACGAGGCAAGATCGCCCGCGCTTTGCTGATCGCCTTCGGCGTATCGCTTGCCCTTTGGGGCTTCATCGAAGTTAGTAGTTCCCTTTGGTGGACAGACGGCGGTTATTGTTGGGGGTCAATGGCTGAGTGTTTCTAGCTTTTAGACGGCGCGAATGTCGCGCCCCTGTTCGGTTGGGATAGGGGCGCGGTGTTCTCTGGCTAACGGCTTTCCGGAAATCCTGGAAAGAGGACGCGGGCAAGAGAGAAAGAGGGCGAAGATGAGCGAACCACGCTTAGACGACGACATAGCTTTAGGGCTAGACGAGGAAGAAACCGAAGACGAAACCTACGACACCTTGGAGGAGAAGTATGCCGAATAAAGAATATTGGGAGGCTAAGGCTAAACTATGCCAGCAAGTAGGCATAGAGCAGCTAATGGCGGGAGATATCCCTAATGGCACACGCAACCTAAAGAGAATGGTGAGGGCTATGGAAGAGTTAAACTTAATCAAGGCAGTGGAAGAGGATAAGCCGGCAGAGGATATGTGGGCTAGCCTTATTACCAATGGACTGCTACTAGCAGGAGAAGGAGAGCATAATGAGTGAGGAACTGATATGTACTTGGTGTTTAGATAACACTAAGTCTTGCAAGGCGTGCGACGATAGTTATGAGGGAGAGTAATGGATAAGCTAGGTAAAGTAATAGCCTTTCACCCCGTCAAATCGGGGTTGAAGTTATTCTATGAAGTGATCGAGCCAGACGGTGAAACTAGGTGGGGCGGAGAGAGAGCCTTCGACGCTATCTCCTGGCTACACCTTGCCCCGAAGGGGTCTAGGTTGCTCGTATCAGGGTGGGAGAGCGATGATCTAGACGCTCAGCCGGTAGGACAACCGCTAGATGTAACCGAGATGTATCAACTGTTAAAGGGGGTGAACTGATGGAGATATTTGCAGGTTTAATAGTAGTATTAGTAGTCATATACGCACTGATAGTGATAGAGGATAAACTTAATGACCAAGACAAGTAGAAGAGTGGAGAGCGCTAAGCGTATGGCTGTGCGCCAAAGGAACTATCGAAGGGTGAGAGATCGCGCTTTAACCAGGTTGGCACAAGCCTACCCCGAAACATACAAGGAATTGTTAGAATTGGAGAAGGTAAATGACTGCACGAGTGGCGCGAAATGGATTGATATTGACGGTAACACTAGCCTTGTTGTGGTTACTAGCACCGGAGGCAGGCAAGAAGGAACTATCATCGAAAGTGCCACAGATAACCGAGAGGACGAAGGCGACAGCGAATGAGAAGCGAAACAACAAGCGGATCGCAAGAGAATATAGTCGAGCTCTCGGTTATACGAAGGCAGAAACACGTTGCCTCATCACCCTATGGACCCGTGAGTCAAGGTTTGACCACCTCGCAAAGAACCAGCAGGGATCAAGCGCTTACGGAATTGCTCAACTCCTTAGAGAACGTAGTAGCAGACCTGAACTCCAAGTCCTACACGGCCTTAGATACCTTAGCCATCGCTATTCAGGGAGCGCGTGTCGCGCTCTCCGACACAGCGATAGACGAGGCTGGTACTAAATGCTCACCGGAGTAAGCCTATTTGCAGGAGTCGGGGGCTTTGACCTGGCTATGCAGCGTAACGGCGTTAAAGTCGTTGCCTCAGTAGAGATAGATAGCAAGTGTAATGATGTACTAGCGCGTCACTTTCCTGACGCAAAACAATTCACAGATGTAACCACGGTTAAGGGAGAGGATTTAATAAATGCAGGATTTAACCCAAGCAGAGGAATTATTACAGGAGGATTTCCCTGCCAAGACCTCAGCGTTGCTGGCAAAAGGGCTGGTCTTGCTGGCGAAAGAAGCGGGCTATTCTGGGAAATTGCAAGACTTGTGGAAGAAACGCAAACAGAATACTTCGTCATCGAAAACGTCCCTGGTCTGCTATCCAGTAACAAAGGAAGAGATTTTGGAGTCGTCATCGGAACGATGGCCGACCTCGGGTATTCTCTCGGCTGGCGGGTGCTTGATGCTCAACACTTCGGAGTACCCCAGCGCCGGCGTCGTGTCTTCATCGTTGGCAGACGTTCTGCTGACTCAACAAGTCCTGCCGAAATACTATTTAAGTCCGATGGCTTGCGAAGGGATCCTTCGACGAGCCAACCGACGGGGCAAGACTCTGCCAGAAACTCTGACTAATGCGCTGGTACACCAAATCAAGACGAGCACAGAGTAGTGAAGATTACGAAACCTGGGTGGAAGGTGGCGTTATGCCTACGTTAAATGCTTTTGATAATGGCGATGTGCGAACTACGATCATCATCTTTCACCCTCACTACCACGACGGAGCTAGAGTACAAGGAGATACTATGAACACTCTTACATCACGTATGGGTACCGGTGGGAACAACGTGTCTTGCGTTGCTACTGTCGTTACCACAACAGCAGATGTGGTTGGTTCGCTACAAGCAAGAGACTATAAGGGAGTAGGTAACCAGTACGTGGCAGAGAATAAGTTAGTAGTTTCATTTGATACGCAGTTCGGATCTAACGCCACAACCTTTGAAGATATGTCTCCGACTCTTAAAGCAAGCCAGCAGCCACCGTCAGTAACTGGCAGTTCAGTGCGCCGACTAACACCTGTCGAGTGTGAAAGACTGCAAGGTTTCCCTGATGATTGGACTGCTGGACAGTCTGACTCTGCTCGCTATAAGCAAATGGGCAACGCTGTTGCTGTGCCTGTCGTTGAGTGGATCATACAAGGTATCTGTGATACGATTTAAGTAACCTTCTCTCGGGACAGCAAGACCACTAGCCCTCACCGTTAACCTCTTTCCGGTGGGGGTTAGTGCTTTATCCACCGTTACTATAAAAGCCTTTACCCTTGAAGGTGATAGCGGGAGAAGACCAGACTCGTTGCATAGACTTGTGGCAATCAGTACACATAGGCTCTATTACCTCAGCGTGGATAGACTGCTCGATATCTCTGGTGCTACCGCACTCGCAGTTAAAAGAATAGATCACAACTTTACCGCCTCATTTATATCCAAGTAACCTACTAACTTGTAAGTCTTATTCTTGTTCTCAAACTCGGTAGACACTGGCATCACTTCTGTATACCATTCTGGTTCTGGTAGATCCATAAGGTCAAAGGAATAGATACCAAGTGGAGTAGAGTTAATGTAGTACGGGATAAGATCACGCTCTGCTGCTTGAGTGATGAGCTTGCGATACTTAATCTCTTCGATAAGCAGGGTTGGATAGTGAGTCTGCCTGCATTTAAGTTCAATGTAATGAGCAGCCTTCTCGCTGGTGCAATCATAACTATCATAGATCCCCGGACTCTTTACTAGGTCTGGGTATAGGCTACCTTTAAGATAGGCGAAGAGGTCTGCCTCTTTCATTTCCAGGGAGTCTCACCGCCCAGGTTATCCTGCAATCTACGCAGGGCTACTGAACAGCGACGATCTGCAGTAGAGATAGCGCATTCAAGGAGTGCAGACATCTGCTTGAAGGTATAACTATCGTGATGACGGTAGCGCAATAGGTTCTGATCTTCTGGTTCTAGTAGCAGATAAGCCTTCTTGATATCTATCAGACTAGCAAGCAGCGTACCGCCTTCTGCCGGTGAAGAAGAACCTTTAGGTTGACCGTCAATAATCATTTCTTGCGCTTGTTCTAGCACTGTACCATCAAGTACAGAAGCAATAACATATGGCAGTAGCTGACCCAGAGTAGCGGTTTGATAGTACGCCTCATCAGAAGTCTGATAGCCGGACTTGTTAGCCTTCTCCTTGCGAGCATAGCGTTCTGCTACACGACGCATACGCCACGCGATCTTCTGCTCGTTATGCTTTCGCTCATCAGCATCTTCAACGTTAAGCATCTCATCGAAGTCATCAGTGCGAGTCATAGCCCAAGCAATACACTCTTGATAGATATCATCCTTCTCGACGAAGGCTTTGTACCTGCGGTAGACAACATATGAAACAGACGGTGCTACCTCAAGAATGATCGGGTGGATATTACTCATCAGGCCAGTTGCCATCCAATACCATCATTGCAATAGCACTATAATTAAGCAGATCAAGAAAGCTATCACGAAGTGATTCATTAGATGGACTTACCTCTGAGTCAATTAGATTGTTAATACGGGCTATCTTATCCCACATACGCACACGTAGTCCGTTGAGTGGGCCACCCGGTGAACCAGCAATATTCTTTGGGCCGTAGTCGTGGTGCTTACGGATCAGTAGGTTGCCCGCTGCATCCATAATGCGCCATACATCTACGATGAACTCTGGATCTACCTTGTTGGTAAAGGTCGTATCGAGATAGTCTCGGTTTCCGTATCCACTTCTAGGATCTGGAAGCCCATATGCTGAATAGTCTGTAGCATCATTTGCCATTCTTCTTTACTCACCTTTCGTTTCACCCACTAGCAAAGCCTTTGTTGCATCTGCACCATAGGCCAAGTAGTAGTCGTTGATG